CCCCGCGGCTCCCGGGGTTCTCGCATGTCCGGGGTGTGAGGTGCAGGCCCTTGACCGAGGTGGTGGTGACCGTGTGATCACCCGCCTCGGCTGCCGGGTGCGTAGGCGCTCCGCCTCGGCTCCCCCTCGCCAAGAGCGTCCTGCACGGCCGGCGGGTCACCCGCAGCCCACTCCACTGGGGTGGCCCGTCGGCGTGCTGATCGTGGGAGGTGGCCATGCCTCGCGCACCGCGCCGGCCGTGCCCTGTGCCGGGATGCCCCGACACCATCGGGGTCGGCGAGAGGTACTGCACGGAGCACGCCTCCCGGCATGAGCGGGTGCGCGGCACGAGGCAGCAGCGCGGCTACGGCCGCGAGCACGACCGGGAGCGTGAGCGATGGGCGCCCATCGTCGCGTCGGGCACGGCGCGGTGCGTGCGGTGCGGGGAGACCATCGTGCCGGGCACACCCTGGTCACCCGACCACACGGACGACCGGTCCGGGTATCTCGGGCCGGCGCATCGCCTGTGCAACCTCCGTGCTGCTGGGCGTGCGGTGAGGTGGCGGGGCAACGCCCGGTGACCCGCACGTGCCGGACCCGCGAGGGACCGGCTCCGGTCCCGACCTCGGGCGCGTCACCTGCGGCGATGCGCTCGCTTCACGGCTCGCTCGCGCCGCTCGCCCGACGCTCTGACCTGCGGGTTTGCTGGGCGCGTCGCGCGTCGACTGGCTCGTCTCGACCCTCTGACCTGCGGGTCCGCTCGCGCTCGGGTCGAGGACCATCGAGGCGGCGAAGCGTTGACCTGCGGGTTCGTTCGCCGCGCCGCGCGCGCCGTCGCTCGCGCGCCGCGAGCCGCGAGCCCCTGACCTGCGGTGATGGGTGGGGGGACCCCCTCCCCCCGCCCCCTCCGGGACCGCCGGGGAGGAGAACTCGTGCCCCCGCAGGTTGGACAGTTCTGATCAGGGGGTCCCCTGGACGCGCCTGATCACGCCGAGGAGGTGCTCGATGGCCGGCCCCGCTGCGCGCCCGGCGCTCGCCGTGCTCCGCGAGGGCAACCCGAGCCACCGGCCCGTCGAGGAGGGCGTGAAGCTCCCGCCGTCGGACTTCCCCGAGCCGAACTGGGCGCGGGAGTTTCCGGAGGCGAAGGCGCCGCGGCGGCCGAAGGAGCCGGAGCGGGAGCAGGACGAGTCGATCGAGCACTTCACCCAGCGGCAGTACCGCTACGACAAGCAGCTCGAGGCGTACGAGCTCCGCCGCCAGGCGATCAACGGCACCCGCTTCGTGCGCAAGCGGGCCTCGGAGGAGTGGCGGCGCGTCGTCCCGATCCTCCGCAACTCCATCGGCCTCTCCGACCCGGACTGGTCCATCGTCGTGGACCTGTGCGTGTGCGTCGCCCGCCTCGAGTGGTGCGAGCACGAGCTCGCCCGCGTCGGCCTGATCGTGATGGGCCAGCGCGGCGCCGCGAAGAACCCGCTGACGACCGTCGCCGGCCAGTACCGCGTGCAGCTGAAGACGTACATCCGCGAGCTCGGCCTCTCCCCCAGCGCCCGCACCGGCCTCCCCGCCGGCCCGGGGGACGACGACGAGGACGAGGACGACATCTTCGACTGATCTGCCCGCCACGACCCCCGAGAGGGCGCTGCGCGCGACCCGACGGGAGGTGACCGGCCGTGCCGACCGCGGACTACGACGCTCTCCCCGTACCGTACGACGCGCTGATCGAGCTCGGCCTCACGCACGAGCAGATCGTCGACGCCCTCGACCGCCGGCCCCTCGTCCTCGCCTGCCAGGCGAAGGACCACCCGGGCGCCTGGTACGACGTGCCGCGCGCTCGCCGGGCTCTGCAGGCGCTCGGCGCGTTCCGGCACACGAAGGGCCGCTGGGCGGGCGTGCGGATGCGTCTGGGCGAGGGCCTGGACCCGTGGCAGGTCGTCTGGGTGATCGCGCCGATCTTCGGCTGGGTCTTCCACGACGCGGAGATCGACCGCGTGGTGCGCGTGATCCGCTCTGCCTGGGTCGAGGTGCCGCGCAAGAACGGGAAGTCGACGATCTCCTCGGCGATCTCCGGGGTGCTGCTGCTCGCTGATCGCGAGCCGGGCGCCGAGGTCTACAACGCCGCCGGCAGCACGCTGCAGGCGGGCCGGGTCTTCGAGGACGCGAAGCGGATGCTGTCGACGTCGAAGGCCGCTCGGCGCCGTGTGGAGCCGCTGAAGGACGTCGTGCGCGTGCCGCGCACGGGCAGCATCCTCCGCGTCCTCTCCCGCGTCGCGGAGACTGCGCACGGCCTGAACGTCTCGGGCGCGATCATCGACGAAGTGCACACGCTGCGGCTGCGGCGCGCGCTGGTCGAGGCGATCGAGACCGGTGTCGGTGCGCGGGATCAGCCGCTGATCGTCTTCATCACCACGGCCGACGAGGCCGAGGAGGGGACGGTCTACGACGAGAAGCACCGCCTGACCCGGAACCTGGCGCTGGGGATCCTCTCGAACCCCTCGCACTACGGCGTGATCTGGGCGGCCGAGCCGTCCGATGACCCGTTCGCCGAGGAGACGCAGCGGAAGGCGAACCCGGGCTACGGGAAGTCGCCGACGAAGCGCTACCTCGAGGACGAGGCGACGAAGGCGAAGTCCTCGCCGACGTACCTCCCGACCTACCTGCGGCTCTCGCTGAACCTGCGCAAGCGGGCGCAGAGCCGCTGGCTGGACATCGACAAGTTCGACGAGCTCCGCGCACCGATCGACCGCGCCAAGCTGCGCGGCCGGCGCGCCTGGGGCGGCCTGGACCTGTCGGCCGTCTCCGACTTCTCGGCCTGGGCCGTGTGGGTCGAGTCGAACCGGCCGGGCTTCGAGCTGGACCTGCTGGTGCGGTACTGGGTGCCGGGCGAGCGGGTCGAGGACCTCGAGAAGCAGATGCTCGTCCCGCTGCAGCAGTGGATCGACGACGGCCACGTCGTCGCGACCGACGGCGACGTCATCGACTACTCGACGATCAAGTCGCAGATCATCGGCGACGCCCGCCACTTCGACATGCGGCGCATCTCCTACGACCGCATGTTCGCGGGCCAGATCGTGCAGGAGATCGACCAGGAGCTCCGCGGCGTCGAGGTGAACCCCGTCGGCCAGGGCTTTCTCGGCCTGTCCGCGCCGGCGAAGGAGTTCGAGCGGCTGCTCGGCTCGCAGACGGTCCGCTTTCCCGACGACCCGGTGACCCGCTGGATGGCGTCGGTCGTCGAGGTGAAGCGCGACGAGACCGACAACATCCGGCCCGTGAAGCCGAACCGCCAGCAGGCGCTGACCCGCATCGACGGCATCCAGGCCGCGGTGACCGGCCTGGACGGATGGATCCGCACGGCCACGCAGAACACGCACAGGAAGGTCGTCGTCGGCTCCCGGCGGTGACCGCCAGGAAGGGGGTGCTCGTGGCCACGGAGCTCGAGACGTTCGAGACGCTGGAGCGGATCCGGCTCGCCCGCCAGGAGCCCCTCACGCACCTGGACCTGTACCTCAAGGGCATGCAGCCGCTGAAGTACATGGCGCCGGCGCTCGAGGAGGAGTTCGGCGGCCGCGTCACCCAGCTGGTGATCAACTGGCCGAAGATCGTCACCGAGCAGTACGAGAACGTGCTGGACGTGACCGGCTTCCGCGCCCCCTCCACGGGCAACGGCGGGCCGAACGAGAAGATCGACGCGCTGATGTGGGACATCTGGAAGGAGAACGACCTCGACGAGCAGGCTCCGATGCTGCACACGGAGTCGATCGGCCTCGGCGACGCGTACATGATCTCCGGCCCCGGCGACTCCAAGGACGACCTCCCCATCGTCACCGCCGAGTCCCCCTTCCAGGCCTACGCCCGCCGTAACCCCCGCACCCGCAAGATCAGCGACGGCATCAAACGCTGGACCGAGGGGGACGACGACGAGAAGGTCGAGTGGGGGAACCTCTACCTGCCCGACGCCCGCATCACGTTCCGCAAGACCGGCGACGGCTGGCTCGAAGACTCGCGCTTCAACCACGGCTACGGCTCGCCCCTGATCGTCCCGTTCACGAACCAGATGCGGCTGCTCGAGCCCTACGGCCGCTCCGAGTTCGAGGACATCATCGGGATCGCCGACGCGATCAACAAGATGGCCACGGACATGATGATCTCCGGCGAGTTCCACGCGATGCCGCGCCGCTACGCCTTCGGCCTCAAGAAGGAGGACTTCGAGGACGAGAACGGCAACCCGATCAGCGACTGGAAGAAGCTCGCCGGGGGCATCTGGGCGTCCGAGATCGCGGGCCCCGACGTACAGGTGGGGCAGTTCCCCGAGGCGGACCTCACGAACTTCCACTCCTCGGTGAAGCTGCTGTTCCAGATCGCGTCGATCATCGCATCGCTCCCGTCCTACGTGACCGCGTTCGGCGGCGACAACCCGGCCTCGGCCGAGGCGCTGAAGGCCGCGGAGATCACAAAGAACAAGCGCGCCGAACGGAAGGTCACCGTGCTCGGCGGCGCCCACGCCGAGGTGCAGCGCAACAACCTCCGCATCCTCGGGCAGTTCGCTCCCGAGATGCGGCGCATCGAGACCCAGTTCCGCCCCGTGGCCACGGCCAGCGAGGGCCAGCTCAGCGACTACGCGATGAAGCTCGTCTCCCAGGGCATCATCCCGCCGCAGCAGGCCCGCAAGGACCTCGGCTACTCCCAGGAGGAACGCCGCCACATGGAGCGCTGGGACCGCGAGAACCTCGCCGACCCGTTCATCACCCGGATGACGCGTGAGGACACCGCCGGGGAGGTCTGATGGCCGCCGAGCAGAACGTCCCCCGCTCGGCCACCAGCCACTACCGGCTCATGCAGGACCTGCAGCTGCGCGCGATCCGCCGCGGCCGCAGGGCCTGGGTGCAGATCGACCCCGCCCACCTCTCCACCTCCTGGCGCGAGCAGCTCCCCCGCCTCACCAGCAGCGTGAGCGAGGTCCAGGAGGACGCGACCAGCGCCGCCGTCGGCTACAGCGCCCAGACCCTCGCCGGCCGCGCCGAGTACGAGTTCCCCCGCGCGTTCGCGGACCCCTCCGCGTTCGTCGGCGTGCTCGAAGACGGAGGCGACCTCTCCGCCGCGATGTACATGCCCGTCATCACGACGAAGCAGGCGCTCGCCGGCGGCATGACGACGCGCCAGGCGCTCGCCGTCGGCCGCGACCGGCTGGACCGGATCGTGGCGGGCGCCGTGCGCGACTCCGCGCGCGGCGCCGCCTCGGTCGACATCACCGCCCGGGACGGCATCGGCTACACCCGCATGCTGAACCCGCCCAGTTGCGACCGCTGCGCGATCCTCGCCGGCCGCTTCTACCGCTGGAACACCGGCTTCGACCGCCACCCGAACTGCGACTGCATCCACGTCGCCGCGAAGAACACGAAGGCCCTGCAGGACGAGGGCCTCCTCGCCGACCCCTACGACTACTTCCACAGCCTCTCCCTCGAGGAGCAGGCCAGGATCTTCGGGAAGTCGGAGGCGCGCGCGATCCGCGACGGCGCCGACGTCTACCAGGTCGTCAACGCTCGCCGCGGCATGACCAAGGTCGGTGCGCGCGGACGCCAGGCACGCTGGACCTACGAGGGCACCTCGAGGCACGGGAACTTCGGCCGCCGCGGTCTCGGCCGCGCGCGCCGCACCGTCGACGAGATCTACCGCACCGCCGGCACGCGCACCCGCGCGCTCCGCATGCTCGAGGAGGACGGCTACATCATCCCCGGCGGCCAGGAGCCCGGCGGATCGATCGCCGGACCGTTCCGCCTCCCCAAGAACGCCTCGCGCGCGACGCAGGAAGCCTGGCTCACCGGCCTCCGCGACCCCACGAGCATGGCCACCATGACCGAGGCGGAGAAGCGCCGCTACCGCGCCGACCGCGACTGGCAGATGGCCCGCGCAGGCCTGAACCCCTACCAGGCCGGCGCCGCTCAGCGATGGCGCGTCCTCACCGAGGGCCGCGGCACCGCCCGCGGCGGCTCCCTCCCCCGACCCCTCACCGACGCGGACCGCGCCCGCGCCGAGGCCGCGTACCGCCAGTACGTCCTCGGCGAGAACGGCGGCGACGCCGCCCTCGGCACCCGCCACACCCTCCCCGCCCCGGGGACCCGGATCTAGGCGCTGACGCACCGTCGGCGCCGCGCTCGCCGTCGGCGGGCTTCCTCGAGCTGCTCGGCGTGATGCCGGTGGCTCTCCACCTCTGGCCGGTGGCGCGTGATGTGCGTCGGCCTCCACCACCCAGGCTCGTCCGCGTGATGCGGCGGGCCGCGACCTCGTGATGAGGAGCAACCCACCATGACGATCTCCACCTGCGCGCAGAAGCCGTTCCCGCACGGCATCGACATCACCGCTCCCGGCGGCATCGACCGGCTGATCGAGTTCCATCGCGGCACCTTCGGGGACTGGCAGATGAACGTGAACGGCGGCGAGTCCGGCGGCGACGGCGGCGAGGGCCCCGGCGGCGCCAGCGGCTCGGACGGCTCCGGCGACGGAGACGGCCAGGGCGGCGACGGTTCCGGCGACGGGGCCGACGGCGACAAGGGCCTGAAGTCGGCGCTGGTCGCCGAGCGCAAGGCGACGAAGGCGGCGACCGCTGAGCTCGCGGCGGCGCAGGCCCGCGTGAAGGAGCTCGAGGACGCCTCGAAGTCCGACGAGCAGCGCGCGCACGAGGAGCAGGAGCAGCTGAAGTCCAGCCACGCGAAGCTCACCCGTGAGGGCGAGGAGAAGGACTCGCTGATCGAGCGGTATCGCGTCGCGGCCGCGAAGGGTCTGGACCTGCAGGCGGCGGAACGACTCAAGGGCGCCACCCGCGAGGAGATCGAGAAGGACGCCGACGACTGGATCGCCCTGTGGGGCACCGGCGGCGGTCGGCAGGAGCAGCACCGGGGCGATCCCGGCCAGGGCCCGCGTGGCCAGGCGCAGGAGTCCTCGTTCGCACAGGGCTCCGAGCGCGCGAAGGCCCGCTTCGGCGAGCAGAAGTAAGCGGTCGACCCCGCCCGGGGCGGCCGGAACCACCACTCCTGAAGGAGGAGAACCATGGACCTCTCCGTCCGTGACCAGGTGTTCGGCAGCGAGAACCGGGCGTGGCTCGGGTCGCAGCACGGCACCGAGAGCAACCCCTCGATCACCCTCG